AACGAGTCGTTCATCGCCTCGACGTTCTGGCCCTGGGCGTTCGTTAGCGCCAGCCCGAGTCGCTCGGCCTGCTCGCGAGCGGCCGCGATCCCTTCAGCCCCGCCGGAGAAGAGCGGGAGCAGCTCGGCCCCGGCCCTGCCGAAGATCTGGACGGCAGCCGCGGCCCGCTGGGCCTCGGTCGGCAGGGCCGCGATCGAGGAGGCAATCGCGTCGAAACGATCGGCGGCCGACATCGCGTTCAACTGCTCCACCGATAGGCCGAGGCCGGCGAAGGCGGCCGTCGCGACCTCCGATCCGCCGGCCGCCTTCGCGAACGCGATCTCGGCCTTCTGTGAGGCCTTGCCGATCGTGTCCATGGAGACACCCGCCAGGTCTGCCGCGAGCGATAGGCCTGCGAACTCTCCGTAGGTCATGCCCAGCCGGGCGGCGAGTTTGCTCGCGTTGTCGACTATGTCGGCCTGGGCCTGACCGAACGAGACGAGACTCCGCACGCTTGAGATCGCCGCGGAGGCGACAGACGCGAAGAGCTGAGTCACGTTCACCGCGACGAGGGTCTTCATCGCAGACTCTAGCCCCTTCGTATCCGACTGGAGGCTACGAAACGACGAGGAGGCGGCCTTCACTCCGGACGTGAGTCCGGACGTGGACGCGGTGAATACGGCCGACACTTTTCCGATCGACGCCACACTACCCTCCTTCCTTGGTCCAGCCCTTCAGCTTCTCCGCGATCTCGTCCTCGGTCATCTCCCGGTCGGGGTTATAGTTCGGAAGGAAGAGATCCACGAAGTCGGACCCCGGCTTCGCACCGAGGGCCGCGATCGTGAACATGGTCGCCCGTGCCTCCCGGAGCCAGTCCTCGCCGAATGGCTCGACGCGGTAATACGCGATCCACTTGTGGAGCTGGTCGAGAGTTAGTTCGCGTTTCCATTGTTCGACGTTCCCGATCCCTAGGTGGGCCGCCAGACGGTAAACGAATCGTTCGACGCGTCCCGTCTGGCTTCTTAGTTTTTTTCGATCTCTCCCACGACCTGGTCGTCGGATAGTAGGACCGTCGCCCAGGCCTTCTTGTAGAGCCACATCACGCGACGGTGGCTCGCGAGCATGACCTTCGACGCCTCGGCCCCGAGCGGCTTTCCGCTCGCGTCGCAGAGGCAGGTGGTCAGCGTCTTCACGATCAGCTCGGCCGGAGGAGCGCCGCCGTCGAGGTCCCTGTGAGCCATCGCCAGGCCGTGCCATTCGGCGAACGTCGGATAGCGGAGGTAAACCGGCTCGCTATAGCCGGGCGGATTTACGAGGAGCGTTTCGGACACGTTATCGAGGAGGCTCATTGTCCTTCACCTGTAAGTTTGAAAACGGCCTGACCGACCAGAAACTCGCCTACGCTGCCGGTCACGTCGAACGACTCGAGGTAGGCCGGCTTGGTCAGCGATACGCCGTCCGCGAACACCGACACACTGGCTTTAAACCCGATGTCGGCATTCACATACGGAGGGCATCCGTAAAGTGTGACCTCGACCGTCCCCGGATCAATCGCGACACAGTCGTAGGTTCTCACGATTCGGGAGTTTGCGCCCACGCCGACGACCTGGCTCGTGATGTTCGTCTTCTCGACGAACACGGCCGCCCCTGGAGAAACTCGCCAGCGAGTGATCCGGCCGAGATTCTGCCCGTTGAACGAACAGGACGAGCCCTGCGACGAAGGAGTCGGCATCGTGACCGGCCTCCCTTACGTCAAGCCGCATAGTCCGAGGTATAGTTCGCCGACCACTTCTTCAGCTCGCCGACCGCGTCGTCGCTCGTGGAGTCCATGCACTTACAGACGATGCCTTCGGCCGTGATCGTGGAGCCCTTCGTGGGCTTCGTGGCCCCGAGGCCGTCGATCGTGACGGTGACGATCGTTCCGGAGTTTGAGTTCTGGCCGTTATCCGTCAGGCCGTTCTCGTAGACGCGAGTCCCGCCGTGAGCGATCGACAGCGTCGAGGCGTCGAGCTGCGGCGTCACGTCAGACTTCCGCGAGACCTTCACGGAGACCTTCGTCGCGCCGGAAACGCCGAACGCGTTGAACCCCTGAGAACTCGTAAACGTCGGGTCTGGCACGTCTGCTGCTCCTGGTTACGAGGCCGGATAGAAGGAGAACTCTGCCGAAAAGGTCGCGTATTTTCCGACCTCGTAGCTCTTCTCGAACGACTCGCAGATCCAGCCGGTCGTGACATTGGCCGCAGTGATCGCGAGCGTGGTGTCCGACTTCAGATTGCCCGAGACCGAGCAGGTCTTGGTAGCGGTGTTCGTCCCGCCCTCGATCAGCGGAGGGGCCGCATACTGGCGAGTCGAGTCGCCGAGGACCGTCACGTCCTCCTTCGCGGTCGCCCCGGACGTCTCTATATCCTTCAGCGAGATCGTCTTCGCGCCGGACGGGATCGTCGGGCCAGTCGCTATGGCAGTGGAGATCGGCATGGTCTGCTCCTGTGTCGGACGTGGTCGATTTTATGGCCGTCGTAGCGGGGCGAATCTCACTCGGCCCAGCGGATCTCGACCGACAGCTCGACCGTGTAGGTCGGCGTCTCGCGGCCCTCGAGGTAGTCGGGCTGGCCGTCTCGCTCGTCGAGAACCAGGCAGTGCTCGACCGTCGTCCCGTCGGCGGTGCCGGCGAACTTGTGGATCGCCGCGGTGATCTGCCCGGCGAGCGTCCAAGCCTGGACGTAGTCGTCGGCGTAGACCGCCACCAGGAACCGGGCGACCGGGTTCACCTGGTCGGCGGCCGGGGTGTCGTCGAACGTGTCGGCGAGGACCTGCTCGCGGCCCGTCGCCTCGCGGGCGTAGATCGTGAACGGCGGCGACTGGGTGCCGGTCATGCCGACGGGCCAGGCCGTGGCCGACGTGGCGTCCTCGATCGCTTCCTTTAGCCAGACGTGCGGGGTGCCCATGGATCAGCCTCCGTATCCAGGATTCTTTCCGGACCCCAGCTCGGCGGCAGCCTTCTCCAGGCCGACGGCCATCTCCTCGGCGAGCTTTGACGCCGCCACAGGCCCAAACTCCGCCATCGTCTTCTCCATCATCTGGTAAGCCTTCACACCGGCAGACGTTCCGAACTGGAGCCAGATCGCCTTCCGGCTTTCGAATCCGGCCTTGTAGCCGAGGACGCCGTAGACGAACGAGTCGAACGCTCCGTTCTTCCCCGACTGCCCGGTCCTTACGGTCACGGCACGACGAAGGGCTCCGGAGGATCGAGGCTTCTCGCCCTTCTTGCGGCGACCCCGACGCGTCCCCAGCGGCGGCGTGTTCTTCCGCAGGATCGGAACGGCCGGCCGCAGGACGCGACGCATCGCGGCTTTCAGGTGCTTCTTCGCGATGTGCTTCGGAAGGGCACGGTAGGCGTTCATCATCGCGCCGATGTGCTGGTTCGCGTCGTAGCTATTCGGCTCGAACGAGCTATTCCACGAGAGCGAGATCATGCGACCTGCTCCTCGACGGTCAGCTCCAAGTCCTCGCGGTTCCCCTGCTCGACGACGGCCGAGATGTAGAGCAGCCGGTCGCCGCGGGCGAGCCAGCGAAGCCGCTGGTCGCCTGCCAGCCCGGAGCGGTAACGCGTGTAGACAGTGGCCGAGATCCCGCCGCCGACTTGTCCGCGGCGGGCCTGCTCGTTATAGGACGTGGCCTCGTAGGAGCCGAAGATCGTCGCGACCGTCTCCCAAGTCTCGACGGTCCCGCCGGCCGCGTTCCGCGTGCGGACAGGTCGCTCCAGGACGAAGACCTCGCGGTAGCGGCCGGCAGCTCGTGCCATTACCAGCCTCCGTTCCACGAGCTGGCCGCGAGGAGCGTCTCGAAGGCCTGGGGCAGCTCGCCGCCGCCTTCGGTGTTCAACACGCCGCGGTTCTCAAACTGGTGATTCACATAGGCCAGGAGGGCCGAGCGGATCGTGGGCTCGATCACGCCGCCAGGAGCGACGCCTCCCCAGTAGACGACGACGACCTTCGAGGTCGTCGCGGTGTCGAGCGTCAGGGTCGCCGGGAACG